GGTGAAGGTTACGCAAGTCGCGTCAGAAAATATACCGAACGCAAATTCATATGTTCCCTAACCACTTCGCAAATGTCGGCAATAATGGGTCGGGGTGTCGTACCTATATGGTACTTTTGCCGACATGCACGCGGCGCCAGCCACGCAGACGCCCAAGTCGCGCCGATCGCGGCGCCCAACGCCAGACGGCCGCTTTCGTGCCGTCTGGGGTCGCTTGTGCACTCTGCTGCGCAAGATGCTCTTCGGAACTCCCAAGTCGAAGTGGAGCATCAAACTTGCGAGGATGCACACGCGCCTGCGCACCCGCCCCATGCCGAGATTCGTTGTCCGTGTCGCCCCGCCCTCTGTCTGGGAGGAGTGGGCGGCGCTGGAGCGCACGAAGGCGCGTCGCGCCATCTCAGAGCGAGCGTTTGGCCCTTGGGAGCGATGGGTGCGCCGTAAGTACTTCTCGCTCCGCAATCGCGGGATTCTGGAGGTAGTCAGGCATGGCGGAAACGATCGGTATTGGGGCCTTGAGAAGACTTCTGGAAGAGCAGAACTACACCTGCGCGGTGTCGGGAGCGACACTGACGCCGGAGATCGCGACGGTGGACCACAAGATCCCGGTGACACGGGGCGGGGGCAATACCATCGGCAACTTGCAGATCGTGACGGTGGACATCAACCGCATGAAAGGCAACCTGACGACGGAGGAGTTCGTGTCGTTGTGCGCCCGCGTCGTGGATTGGTCCGCGCGAAAGATAGTGCCGCCGCTCTCCAGCGCGAACGCATCCAGCGCCGCCTGAGTTGGCGCAAGGCGCCCCTCAAGCGCGTTGCGTGCAAGCTGAGGCGCCTGCGCATGAAGCACGACCCGGCGTTTCGCACGTCCGCCCTGCGCACGCAGGAAACCCGCCGCGCGCCCCGAGCCGCCGCCCGCCAGAAAGAGCGCTACCACGCCGACCCGGCCCGCCGCGCACGCAAACTCGCCCTAAAGTACGCGACCCGGCGCAACCTGACCGGTGCCGCCCGCGATGAGTTCGTCGCCGCAGAGACGGCCCGCATCGTCGCCGGAACGGTTGCGCAGCGCGGCCGTAAGCCCGGACTGGTTGGCGGGGTGCCCATTTCCGCCATGCCCGTCAGCAAGTGCAGCCTGTGCCGACTCTCGAAGCACGGTCTGTGCAGGGCGCACAAGGGCGGCCGGTGCCCGCATTGCGTGCGCGGGGACTGCCGCTGGCACGCCAAGAGGAGGGTCGGCTAATGCGCGGCGCTCCCCGCCTCAAGAAGGGCCACAAACTGCCCAACGGGCACCTGACCACGGCGGGCATCCTCGCGAAGTACGACATCGCGAAAGGGACGCTCCTTCTCTGGAAGAAGAAGGGTTTTCCCGTCGCCGTCCAAGGAGGCTCCGGCCCAGGTGCAAAGTCCGAATTCGACCCCGCGGCCTGCGACGAGTGGATTCGCGTTCACGGGCGCGGCCTGCTGTCCCAGGGCGGCGATATCGAGAACCCCCAGACCAAAGCCGACGCCGACCTCGCCCTGACCATCCAGAAGATCCGCAGCGCCCGCAGCCGCGCCGACATGGCCGACCTCGAGAAGCGCGTCCGGGCCGGTGAGCTTCTGGAGGCCGCCGAGGTCGAGCGGGGCCGCGTGGACCGAATCACCGTCCTCAAGGCCGGTCTGCTCGCGCTGCGCGACCGGATCGCCCCGGCGGCGGCACACCGCGAGGAGGTTGAGGTCGCGGCGATTGTCGAGCGGGAGGTGCTGGCCCTGCTCGAGGAGTTCAGCGGCGTGAAGAGGGAGGCGACGCAATGACCTGGAGCCCCGTAGAACGAGAGCGGCGCCTATGAGCCTATCCGACTGCCCGAAGTGCTGGGACACGCCATGCACGTGCGACTACGATTGGGAGCAGTGGTCGCTTGAGCGCTTGAAGAAGCATCGCGAGATGATCGACAAGATCATTGTCGCGAAGAGCCTGCACCCACCAATGGATGCGCTTGCCTATGCTGTGTCGATCATCGAGCAGTACGAGATGGACGCGCGCGCTATCCAAGACAAGATCCCCGGCTATTGCCAGGGCTCGATCTATCGGGGCGCGATCAAGCGGATTGACGATCTGCGGAAGGGCGAGAAGTGAGCGGCGGCGCTGCGCTGTGCCGCATCTGCGACCACTCGCAGCACATGCACGCGAGGAACGTTGGGTCGTGCGACGCCGCGGGGTGCGACTGCCGCGTGTTTGTTGAGCGCAAGGCCGCCCCCGCCGTGCCCCGGAGCGGGCCGTTTGTGAAGGTGACGGAGGTGGATGGTTGCCTCGTACAGGGCGCCAGCGAGCGGGCGTGGTTCGCCCCGAACGGCGAGCCGTTCACGCAGAGCGCCGCCCTGCTTCACACGGTCCCAGACCAAGCGATGTCCGGCGACTACGACAGCGCTCTCGGGCTCTGGGTCGGCCCACCCGGTCGCTTCAAGATCACCGTCGAGTTCACGCCGGAGGGGCCGTGCTGAGCGACAGCGAGATCGACGAGATGCGCGTCGTCCGAGTGTTCGACCGTTGGAACTGGACAATCACACTCGACGAGGCGCGTTTGCTGCTGAACGACTACGCAGCAAGCGCACCGGGTGGTTGCGTGGGCATCGATCTGCTCGACGACGAAGCACTCCTGAACGCGATTGCTCCGTTCTTCTTGGCGCGCATCGACGGCAAGAGCCTTGCCCCCTAATGCTCTCCTCCACCCTCCCCATCTCCGTCCCCTGGTCCCCCGCCGAGCGCGCCGCGTTCCGACCGCCCGCCCGTCAATCCGTCTCCGAATGGGCCGAGTCCGAGCGCGAAATCGTCTCCCTCGACGCAGCCGAGCGGGGCCGGTGGCGCAACGCCCGCGCCCCGTACCTCCGCGGCGTCATGGATGCCCTCTCCGACCCGACCGTCGAGGAGGTCTACCTGATGAAGGCGGCCCGCGTCGGAGGTTCCGAGGCGGGCAAGAACTGGCTGGGCCGCACGATCAAGCAGGCGCCCGGCCCGTTCCTGATCGTGTTCCCCGACGAGGCGACGGCAAAGCGCCAACTCGCGAACGAGATCGAGCCGCTACTCAAGACGGACGCGCTCAAGCACCTCCTCACGGACCGGGTGCGCGACATCTCGAAGGCCGAGATTGAACTCCGCCACATGCGGATCTACCCGGCGTGGTCCGGGTCGCCCACAACCCTCGCCGAGCGCACGATCCAGTACGTCTGGCTCTCCGAGGTTGACAAGTTCCCGCCCTTCTCCGGCCGCGAAGCCGACCCGATGTCGCTCGCCAAGACCCGCACGCAGACGTACGGGCCGCGCAAGAAAATCTACGCCGAGTCCACGCCCACGACGCGCAACGGGGCTATCGCGCGGGCGTTCTACAGCGCCCCGGACCGGCGCCGCTACTGGTGCCCGTGTCCGCTTTGCGGCGTGTTCCAGACACTCTCGTGGCAGCAGGTGAAGTGGCCCAAGGCGGAGGCGGGCGAGGACAAGCGCGCCCTCGCGGTCCGCGTCGAAGCAAAGCGCCTCGCGTGGTACGAGTGCGAGCATTGCAAGGGGCGCATCGACGAGTCGCACAAGCCGCACATGCTCGACCAGGGCGAGTGGCGCTCGGAAGGGCAGCCGGCGAGCATCGTCGCGTTCCACATCTCCGGGCTTATGTCCATGCTCGGCCTGACGTGGCACCGCATGGCGGCGAAGTTCCTGCGGGCGCTCGTGTCGCGCTCTGAGGGCGACATCGGCCCGTTCATGGAGTTCTTCACGCAGATCCTCGGCGAACCGTTCGAGGATCAGGTGAATTCGCTCAAGGATGGCCTCTTCGAGGCGAAGCGTTCCAAGGGCCACAAGCCGCGCACCGTCCCGCGCTGGGCCTCCTCGATCGTCGCCTCGGTAGACACGCAGCGAGACGGGTTCTGGTGGGTCGTGCGCGCCTGGGGCCGTGGCGAGCGCTCCCGGCTGATCGACCGCGGTCGCGCGCCAGACTTCGCGGGGCTCGAAGCGGCGCTCAGGCGCGCTCGCTACCCGACTGAGGCGCCGTGGGAGGCCGAATTCGCCCCGGTGCGCCTGCTCGGGATCGACTCGGGCGGCGGCGGCGACCTCGGCTCGGACCGCTCGCTCACGGACGAGGTGTATCGCTGGTGTCAGCGCCATCCCGGCTGGGCTTACCCGCTCAAGGGCTGGGGCGGCATGGGGTCGCCGAAAGCGCCCGTGACGCCCTCGAAGGTGACATACACGCCGCCGGGTGGCGCCAAGACGCCCTACGACGTGATCGTGAACATCATCGACACGCAGTATTTCAAGGACGTTCTGGCCGGGCTGATCGCGACCGAGGTATCCGAGGGCGCTGACGAGCGCTGGGAGGTCTGCGACGACATTGACGCCGAGTACGTCGAGCACATGACCGCCGAAAAGAAGGTCGCGGTACGAAAGGCGGGCGGGATCGTCGAGCGGTGGGAGCGCCAAGGCCAGCGCGCGAACCACCTCTGGGACTGCGAGGTCATGCAACTCGCACTCGCCCGCATGATCCGCGTCGAGATGGCCGCCGCCCCGGAAGCGCTCGAGGCGACCCGCGCCGCCACCGTCCAGCAGCGCGCCGCCCCGGCGCAAGCCCAGACCACCACGCGCTTTTCCCCTTCGGACGGGCGCGCTTACCTTGCGTGTAGGAGAGAACCGAGATGAGCACCCCCGCCTCGAAGCAGCGCCCCACCGCCGAGGTCCGCACCGGCCAGGCCCCGCCCGCCCCGGTAGCGTTCTCCGGCGTCGTGACGCAGACCGTCGCCGTGGACCTGCCGTGGTGCGAGACGAACGGGTACGTCCCGCGGTTCCTTCAGGGTCGGGTGAGCGTGCGCCAGGGCGCCGTCCTACGCGTCCTTCAGCGCGGCCTGATCGAGCGCGGCGAGAAGGTCCACTCCGCCACGGACGCGGTCCGCAAGCTGCTGGACCTCACAGCGGACCGGCTCGGCCTGTCCCCGACCGGCGAGGCCCCGAAGCGCTAATACTCCCCGAGCATGACGCGCAGCGCCGCCGCAATCGCCACGGGCGAGGCGCGGCGCTTCCGTCTGCGCTCGGCCTCCTCCTCCGGCGTCGGCCAGCGAATGCCCTGCGTGGGGCCGTAGGGCTGTGCGACGGTGGAGTGTGCGCCCTCGCCGACGCCGAGGACGGCGGAGCCGTTCGACGTGGTTGGCGACGGGGTGGGCGGCGGTTCGGCCCCAAGCCCCGACCACGTCCGCGCGGCGAACGCAAGCGATCGGAACGTGCGTGATAGAAATGACCTCATCCGTACGTGACCGCGCTGCGCGTGCCGGAGGCGTCAACGGTGAAGGTGACGATCGGCGTGGCCCGGCTCGCGTCGCCGATAGCGTAGAAGACCTCCGTGTCGGTCCCCGCTCCGCTCGAGAGACCCGCCGTGGTCGCCCCGGTGCGCTTGAGATGATCGGCGACCGTGACGGAGCCGTACGCGGTGGCGGCGAGAAGGCCAGCGGCGTTTGCCGTGGCGGTCGGCACCGCAGCCGTCACACTTGCCTTCATGGCCGCGGTCAGGTCGCCCGCCGTCGGTGCGTTCGTGAGGTTCGTCGTCGTCGTCACGGTCGGGATCACTGCGCCCGTGTGCGTGACGCTGGCGAGCGTAACCGTCGGCGTCGCCGCCGTCGCCGCGGTCGTGACGCTCGTCTTCATGGTCGCGGTCAGGTCGCCCGTGACCGGCACCGCGCCGCTGGAGAGGTTGACCTCACCCGTCCCGGCCCCGCTCTTGATCGTCACCTTCGGGTAGCCCGCCGTGTCAGGCGTGGCGACGGCGGTCCCGCTCCACTTCGTGACGTTCACGGCCTGGTCGGCGGCGAGGGTCATGGCGCTGCCGACGATGGCGACGCCGCCCGAGGCCCCCGCGACCGCGTCCGCGATCCCCGTCAGCCCGCCGTTCGTGGCCTTGACGACCGTGTAGATCGTCTCCGCGTCGTCCGTCGCCGTCGCCGTCCCGCGCACGACGAGCGGCCCGAGCGTCGCGGTGTCCGTCGTGTCGAGCGTGACCTTGTACCAGCCCGAGGCGATCTCGGTCGCGTTCGTCGCGCCCGCGTTGGGGTTGCCGAACGCGCCGCCGTTCTTCGAGATCGTGATCGCGATGGTCTTGCCGGTTGCGGCGGAGACGTGATCGCTCGACAGGTAGGCCTTGAGGACGACCACGAGCGAAGTGCTTTGCGGTGCTGCGATCATGGCCGCCTCTCAGAATCCGGTGAAGATGCGCGACAGGGCGCCGCCCGTGGGCTCCGCCCGCTGCGCGGCGCCCACGTCCACGTATGACAGCGTCGCCGAGTTGTTGGCGCCTATGTACCGCGACGACGGCGGGTATCCGGTCGCCTTGTTCGGGGACGAGGCCCCCACGCTGAAGTCGTTCCCCGCTGCGTTCGTGTAGGCGGGCGCTGTCGAAAAGCACCCGGTGCCTTGCGAAACGCCCGTCGTCGCGCCGCTCGTGTTGGCCGTGGAGTCCGAGGCGTTGCCGAAGTTGTTGTAGGTGACGGTCTGCGCCGTGTCGTTGTACGCCTGCGTGCCGATGGCCCAGTTCAGCCCATAGCCGCCGTTGGCCGTGATCGAGTTGTTCCGCACGATCCCGCCGTGGGAGTTGATCGAGTCAATCTTCACGCCGTCCGACGTGTTGCCGTGGATGGTGCAGTTCTCGATGCACGGCCGGTTTCCGCCGGCGATGCGGATGGCGATCCCCGTGTTGTTCGCGACGATGCAGCCGCGGATGGTGGTGATCCCCGAGACGTTCCCGAACACCTGCAAGATCCCGCCCGAGCCGTTGTTGTGAATCCAGCAGTTGGCGATGAGCGACGGAATCGACGTGTTGCCGTGCCACGTATTGATGCCGGGGCCGAGACAGTTCTTGATCTCGCAGTCCTCGAGAATCAGGCTGGGCTGCGCCGACACCGCTCGCGTGATCCCGCTCTGGAGCTTGTTGGTCGCGTCACCCATGACGCAGTTCGTGATCCGGGTGACGGTCGCCGAACCGCTGTTGAAGTCCACGAAGTAGGACGACGTGCGCGTGGCGTTGCTGCACTTCCCATGCAGGTTCTTCAGGTGCCATCCGCCCAAGGCGTCATTGAATATGGCCGCGTTGGCGGAGTTGGTGACGACCCGGCGGGTTGACTCGGAGTCGCCTTGGAGTACGATCATGCCCGTGGTCGTGTCCCCGAGGGCCGCCACCGGGATGGCCGACGAGATCGTCTGGTCGTCCTCGAGTTGAATCGTCCAGCCCGGCTTCGCCCCGTTCGTTACCACGAACAGCGTGCGCGAGTCGGTGTTGTCCAGCGTCTTGCGCTTGCCGCCGATCGCGTAGGTGCGGGCCGTCGTCGTGCCCGCCGGGGTCTCCGTGACGGTGACGGCCGCTCCCGCCGTGCCCGATCCCGACGTCGCCGTGATCGTGAAGAACTGCCGCCCGCTCGAAGTCTTCAGCCAGAGGATGTGCGACCCGTCCGTCGCCACGCCGGAGAGGTCCGCATTGGGCAAAGTGACCGTGGTCCCCGAGAACGACCCGTCCGTGTTCGTCACCGCCGTAGCGGGCCCCGCTCCGCTCGCCGCGGTGTCCGAGCCGGAGGCGTTGTTGAACAGGATCGTCGGCTTTGCCATGGGCTACCCCTCGGCGCCGGGCGCGGCGAGACGCGCGCGAGCGTTGACCTGCACGAGGTCGGCCGCGGCGCCTGCCCCCGTCTCCTGCGCCCACGAGAGGAGGCTGGCCGCGGCGCCCGCCACGGCGCGCATCTGCCCGCGCGTGATCGGGCGGCGACCGTCCACGTCCGAGCCGTCATCGAGCGTGGCGTCGGGGTCCGCCGCCGGGTCGAGCGCAGCCGCCTCGAGCGCAGCGACGACGGCTGTGGCGTCGAGCAGGACGGAGGCGAGCCGGTCGGCGAACACGCGAACGTACTCGTTGGACAGCCGGATTTCAGAGTCGTCGGTCATGCTTGCTCCGTCGGGTCCGTCGCGATCTCGGTGGTGAGGGCGGTCTGTTGGGTGGGGGGTGAGGCTCATGGGGTGGCTCCATCGAACTCGATCACGCTCGTGGTCCCGTCGGGGTTGGTCACGCGCGCGGCGCCGATACTGCGCGGCGGCATCTGCACGCGAGCGGTCACTTCGGCCTTGACGTGGTTGTGGACCTCGGCGGGCTGAATCGTCGGCGCGAAGGTCGTGGTCATCTGCTTCGCGTCGATCACCTTGAGCAGTCCCTCGAGCGCCGCGGCGATCCGCGCGTTGATCTCGGCCGACTTGTCTACGCTCGCTTGGAACGCGATCAGCGAGGCGTCGATCCGCTCGCGGGCCGGGCTGTCCACGCCGAGCGCGCGCAACTTCCCGCTCATGGGCACGTCGGAGCGGTTCGCCTTGAGCAGGTTTACCTCGGCTCGCAGCTTGACCAGCTCGGCGTTCAGTGCGTCCGCTTTGGCCGGCGCGGCCATGATCTCGTCCGGCAGGCGCAGCGTTTCCGCCCCGTCCGGCCCAACGCTGATCTCTGCGTACATTTCGCCGTTCACGCCCGACCTCCGATCCTGATGAGCCGGGACGCCTGCGGCTTTTTCTCAGCCTTCTTCGACGCGGCCTCATCCGACTTCGCCTTCTGGTCGGCAGCGTCCTTCTGAACCTCGAGCTGCTTCGGGTCGGCCTTGGTCTGCGTCGTCGTGACCCCGCCCGGCGTCGAGAGGCCGAGAACGTCTTGCCACACCACAGGCTGATCCGGCGTCGAGATGGCCTTCGCCTTCGCCATCGCGACCTGGATCATGCCGCCGCCGTCCTCGACCGCCTCCTCGAGCATTTCGTCCCAGTCCTGCCCGTTCTCTTGGGCGAGGTCGCGGCGCGTGATCTGGAGGTTGTCCACGCGGATCTTGTCGGCGGTCGCGTCGGCCTGCTTGTCGTGGTACGGGAAGCCGGTCCAGCGCCACTGGTGCGCGAGGAGTTCCGGCCGCACCCGAGCATCGAGGCCCTTCTCGGCCAGCCACGCGCGCGCCTTCCAGTTGCGGATGTGCTGCAACACAAGCCGCGCCATTGACTCGCGGCGGAACAGGACGGCCTGCCGCGCCTGGTCGATCGCCATGCGCTGCGAGGAGAAGTTGCCCATCGAGTAGTCCATGAGGACGATCTCGATGGGGAGGTGGAGCGCCCCGCCCAGTACCTTCGCCAGGAACTTCATGTGCTCGAGGAAGTCCGAGCCAGGGATGTTCGGCGTGAAGGCGGTTAGCTTCGTCCCGGGCGGTCCGCGCAGCATGGCGCCGGGCTGCATCTCTTGGAGGACTTGCAGCGTGCCGTCGCTCTGCGTCTCGGTATCGCGTCCGCCGAGTTGGGCGTCCCAGTTTGACTCGAGGAAGCCCATGACCATGCTCGCCATCTGCTGCTTGATGAGCGTGGCGAAGTTCACGTCCTCGACCATGCCGAGGTAGTCGAAGACGGCGTGGAACGCGGTGATGCCGCGCGTCTGCGTGAGTCGCGCCGGGTCGTAGATGTGCAGGACGACCGGGTCGCCGTACTCGTCGAAGGCGGGCCGGTCAACGTGCTTGTACGAGTACGAGTAGTACAGGACGTGTGCGAACCGGGCCGCGTCCGAGGCGTCTACGAACTGGTACTCGATCGGTGCTCCGTAGGCGTCGATCCGCACGCCGTGGAACACATCGCCGCCCATGATCATCGGACTGTCTACGTGGTCGCCCTCGACGGTCTGAATGCTGCCGGTCGAGTCGTCGAGGACCGGAAACACGTCGCCGTCAACGATCGTGGCGCGCTCCCAGGCCCGCACGAGTTCAGGAAAGGCACGCTTTTTCGAGCGGTCGCACAGGAACGGGTTCCCCGACCATTCCTTCCAGCGCCGGTCGAGGTAGTCGTCGAGCGCTTTGTCGCCGGTCTTGCTGCGTGGCGTCGGCCCTCCGCCGATCCGCATGTCCACGGCGCGATCCACGAGCTGCCCAAAGAGCGCGTCGTTCCGGTCCATGTCGCGCGCGTACTCGCGAATGGCCCAGAACTGCTGCCCGTTGAGCATGTGCGCGTCGGCGAGGCCGCCGAGCGATGTGCGTGTGCGCCGGAACCGGGAGGGCATTCCGGCGGCGTACTCGGCCTTGAGCGAGGCCAGCGCCTTCGTGGCGCTCGCCGACCCGCCCGTATAGGCGACCGGCGCGCGGTTGGTCCAGCCCCGCAGCGGGGACGGCGTGTGAATGACGCTCATCCGCGCGAGCCTCGAAAGTCAGCATAGGTCACGTTCGGGCCGCCGCGGTCGAAGTCGGTCGCCGGGTGCATGGCGATCCACTTCGTCACGTTCGACAACTCGTCGGCCAGCATCTCTCGGCTGAACGACACCGAGTTGCTGCCCTTCGCCATCGCGGTCGCCGAGAGCAGAATTAACGCTCTCACGGCAGACTGAAACGCCTTCGCCTTGGTCGTGCTGGCGTCCTCGGCGTAACCGCAATTGTCGAGATAGACGGCTTCCACCTCGGCGATGGTCATCGATGACGTGACGCTTGCCATGCTTCGACTTTACATGCGCGCGGGTCGACTCGGTATGGGTTGAAGGTAGTTAGTAATCCACTAACTACCTGAAACAAGGTGACGCGGCGCGACCCGGTTGTAGGCTGAAAGGGCAGATAGCATTTTGACCCTGAATGGAGACCGCATCGATGGCAGACGGAACGGCATTCCAGCGCGTACGGGCGATGGCCGCGTACTACCTCGCCGCCCCGACGGCGCTGACCGACGGCGACCAGGATGTGATCCGCGCCGACAAGTCCGGCCGCGTGCGCGTCTCTGCGGCTGGCCCGGTGGACAACTCATGGTCGGCGACGAACACGAGCACCGCCGCCGCTCAGGCGACGGTCTCGAAGGCCGCTGGCGCCGCGGGCGTCAAGCACGTCTGCACTGGGTTCAGCGGCCAGCTCTTCGCCGACGCGACCGGCAACGCTGACACCGCGATCATCAACCTGCGTGACGGCGCGACCGGCGCGGGCACCGTGCTGGCGACCTTCAAGGTGTCGCTTGCTGCGGGCGCCTCGGTTGCGGGTGTGCCGTTCGGACTGGTCGGCCACTGGGTTGGCACGGCTGCGACGGCCATGACGGTCGAGATGTCGGCCGCAGGCGCGACGCACACGCTCGGAACCGTCAACATGAACGGATACGACAGCTTCTAGGCCATGAGCCGCCACGCGCCGAGCCGGTTCAACAGCAGCGCCCCGGTGACGTTCACCGCCGAGGCGCCTGACTCGAAGGACGCGCCGAAGGGGCGCTCCTTCGAGATGGTCGGGTACTCGGGCGGCCCCATGAAGTTCTGGTTCGGGACCGTCGTGATGGACATGCGGGGGTTCGACAAGCCCTCGGGGAAGTTCCCGGCCCTGCGTCAGCACGATCCGAACCAGATCGCTGGGTACGTCGAGACGACTGAGGCGGCGGGTGGCGGGGTGCGGCTCAAGGGCCGCCTTTCCGCCTCCACCGAGGCGGGGCGCGAGGTCGCGGCGCTTTCCGACGAGGGTTTCCCCTGGCAGGTGTCGTTCCGCTACCAGGTCGCCTCGTACGACGAGTGCGACCCCGAGGAAGCGCTCGAGATCAACGGCCAGAAGATCAGCGGCGTGGACCTGATCGCCCGCAAGTGGGGCGTGGCCGAGGCGTCCTTCGTCCCGAACGGCGCCGACCCCAAGACCTCCGCGCGAGCCCTTGAGGCGTCGGCGGACAACCAGCAGATCACCGTCAACCGGAGGAACAAGCCCATGTCCGAGCCGACCACGGCGCCCAAGGGCGCGACCCTCGCCGACCTCAAGGTGGCCTTCCCCAAGGACCGCGAGTTCGCCCTCGACCAATTCGAGGCGGGCGCGACCATCGCCGAGGCGAAGGCGGCCTACTCGGACATCCTCCAGGCGAAGCTCGACGCGGCCGAGGCGGCCGCGGCCAAGCCCGCCCCGGCGCCCGCCCCCAAGCCCTCGCCCCGCGCCGCGGTGCCGGTCAACGCCGCGACCCACGCGACCACGCAGGCGCCCCAGGCGGCCCCGCTCGCGCTCGTCGCCGCAGGGCTCCCCGCCAACGCGGGCCCGGCGACCACGGCCTACTTCGAGGCGGTCGCGGCCTTCTCGGCGCGCGGCGTGAGCCAGGACGACGCGCGCGCGGAGGTCTCGCGGAAGTGCGGCCACCTCCACGACGCCTACATCACCGAGGTGAACGGCGGCCTTGAGTGGACGCGGTTCCCCATGCAGACCGCGCGCGGCGAGGTGCGGCGCTAAGGCGTCGCTGAGAACGGTCACGACCTGAGAACGCGGACAAGGAGAGGCGAACCATGAGCACCACGAACGACAGCCCGGCGATCGGGTTCCAGCAGATCAACACGACGATCACCGGCCCGGACCTCCTCGTCGCGCTCTCGGGCGACAACGGCGTCGTCCTCGCGGGCGTCTCGGACGACCCCATCGGCGTCTCGTACTCGGCGGGGAGCCTGTCCGGATTCGGCACGGCGGGCGAGCAGGTCAGCGTCTTCATGCTGCGCGGCGGCACGCTCCGGCGCATGACGGCCTCCGGCGCGATCACGCAGGGCGCGCTCGTCTACCGCGCGGCCTCGGGTAAGATCAGCGCGACGGCGGTCGGCCGCCCCCTCGGCTACGCGGCGCAGGCGTTCTCCGGCAACGGCTCGGTCGGCAACGTCTACTGCTTCGGCACGCCCGAGCCGGCCGACCCGCACAAGATCGCGGACCCCGGCACGGCGGCGGCGATCCCCGTCACCAAGAGCGGCGTCTGCTCGATCACGACCGGCGCATCGGGCGAGACGAACACGATGGCCGCGCCGACCTTCGACGGGCAGACGATCACGCTCGCCCTCGACGTGGACGGCGGCGGTGACCGCGTCGTCACGGTCGCGTCGGCCTTCAACTCGAGCGGCAACACAGTGATCACGCTCAACGACGCGGGTGACTTCATTCACTTCGTGTCCACGCGGCAGGCGGGCGTCCTGCGCTGGGCCATGATTCTCAACAGCGGCTGCACCCTGGCCTAACGAACACGGAGGCGACAAGGGCCGGCCAGCCCTGAGTCGCCGCAACCGATTCAGTCGCCTCCGTTGCGGGGAGGTCGGAACGCTCAAAAAGCGCTCCGCTCTCCCCGCCCTATTTCTGGACGGGTTGACCGGGGCAAACGGAGGCGAAGATGCCCAACCCGACCGGAACCTTCCAGCGACCCGACCTCGGGACGGCGTTCAGCCAGCTGCCCGACAACGCCGATGGCTTCATCGCCACGGACTGCCTCCCGATCTACAACTCGCCGCTACAGAGCGCGAACTACTCGGTCATCAAGGCCGAGGCGCTCATGCGGCTCGAAGACCTCAAGCGCGGGCCGAGCGCGGGCTACAAGCGCGCGACCTACGACTTCTCGCAGGCGAACTTCTCGACGGCTGAGTTCGGCCTCGAGGAGCAGATCGACGACCGCACGCGCAAGCTCTACTCCTACTCGTTCGACGTGGAGCGCTTCGCCGCGGCCCGCCTGCGCCGTCGCCTTCGCACGAACCTGGAGGTGCTGACGGCCGCTCAGGTGCAGGGTTCGCTCGGCGGCACGGCAGCGGCGGCGAAGAAGTGGAACGACCCGGCGGGCGACCCGATCGCCGACATCAAGGCCGCCAAGATCGCCCTCCGCGCGCTGAACGGCCTCAACCCCGAGGACGCCTCCCTCGCGATGGACTGGGAGACCTTCGAGAGCCTGCTCGACTCCGCCGCCATGCTCGACCGCATCAAGTTCAACGGCACCGAGCAGGTCGTGAAGGCCAAGATCACCAAGGACGCCATCGCGCAGGCGTTCGGCATCAAGGAGGTGATCGTCGCCCGCGCCATGAAGAACACGGCGGACGTGGGCCAGACGCGCTCGCTCTCGGCGATCTGGGACAAGACGATCGTGACGCTGTTCCACAAGGCGAGCGGTGACATCCAGATGCCCGGACTCGGCCACACGGTCGTCTGGACGGCCGACGGTGCCTCGGCCGACGGGATCATGGAGGAGTACCGCGAGGAGCAGAGCCGCTCGCAGATCCTCCGGTGCCGGTCCGAGCTCGCGAGCCACATCAAGTACACGAACGCCGGCTACACGATCACGACGTGCCTCTAACCGACTGAGGACGGCACGGCATGGCCTCCGACTTCGCGAACAAGTTCAGCGCGGCGGCCATGCCGAAGTTCCTCAATCGGCTCGGGGAGACGATCACCTACACGCCGCCGGGCGGGTCAACGGTGTCCCGCTCGGCGGTCGTCAACGTCAACGCGGACGGACCCGGCCCGCATTGGACCGCGACGTTCGACATCTCCAGCGACGCGACCCTCGGTGTCGCGTCCCCGGTCAAGGGCGCGCTGATCGTCTACGACGGCAACACCTGGACCGTCACCGAGGCCATTCCGAACTACGCAGGCGGCCACGAGCTACACGCCGTCCTGCCCAGGCTGACGCAGTAGGAGGCGAGCCGTGGCAGTCCTCTCCGTAGCCAACGCCGCCGCCGAGTTCAAGACGGCCATCGCCTACCTCGAGTCGATTGAGAATCAGGCGGCCACGATCATCACCAAGTACGACGCGGTCATCGCAGCCAACCTCGGCGACATCACCGAGGAGGTCGCGGCCAACATGCGCGCGCACCGCTCGGCGCTGTCGAACCTGCTTTCCCCCGAGGCGGTGCGCGGCGTCCTGACGGGCCCGCTCCGTGAGTGGGCGCTGGCGATCGGCGCTCCCGAGGGGCGCGGCATCTCGATTCAGCGCGCGCTGTTCCGTCTCCAGGAATACTTCGTCGCGAACAGCAAGAGCCTCAACGCGCGCGAGTTCACGCTCGGCAGTGTCACGGCGGGTGGCTCCAACACCGGCACGGGCACGATCTACCGGCTCAACGTCGATCACGACGACTACCCGCTCGAGGGCGGCCACGCCGAGGTCAAGACCTTCACCTGCCGCCAGGATCAGCTCCAGGTCGAGGTCGGCGAGGAGGTCTTCGAGGTCGCCGGCGCCGTCTCGAAGAACGACTTCCTCGCCGTCACCGGGTCGGGCCCGCTCGGGTCGCTCGCAGCGCTGACCACGCGCGCTTCCGAGGCGTATCTCAACAACCCGTCCTTCTCGCAGGTCGGTGGCACGGCCCCGACCGCGGGCTCCGAGGTGACGTGTGTCGGTTCCGACACCGTCACGGGCTGGACGCTCACGACCTACGCCAACGCCAAGACGAGCGTGGACGTGGTCTACCGCGACCGCGTCTCGACGCCGAGCGCGCAGCGGATCAGCGTCAAGTTCACGGACAACAACAAGATCACGCAGACCTTCTCGACCGGCAAGCGCCCGCAATGGAAGCAGCGCGTTCCGTACTTCGTCAAGGTCGCCGTGTACCGCAAGACCTCCGCGACCGGAAACATCATTCTGACCTTCGGCGGGTCGTCACGGACCGTCGCGCTCTCGAGCCTCAGCGACGACGCCTGGAACGAAGTCGTTCTCACGCTCGACAAGCGCTGCTACCACAAGAACTTCTCGACCGACAACCCGGTCCTCTCCGTCGAGTACGCATCCGCCGGCGCCTCGAAGATCGTGCACCTCGACGACATCGTCGTGTCCGAGATGGCGCTCGTCAACGGGCGATGGTGGGCCATCGTCGGCGGCGCGACGCCCTTCAAGCGCCTCGACTCGTTCACGTTCACCGACACCGTCAACGCGACGCGCGGCAAGGACTCGTACTGGCTGCACCACCGCTCGGGCCTCTGCATTGACCCGCAGTTCGGCCTCAACGGGTTCTGCCTGCCGACTGTCGCCGACGGCACCGAGACCTACACCGACCCGTAAGGAGGTGGCACATGGGCGCTCCCTCCCAGACGAGTGTCGTCCGCGGGCCGGGCCTCCTCATCGTCAACCCGACCGACCTCATGTCGCCCCCGTACTACGGCGGGACGTGCCTCGGCGCCACGCGCGCGCACGAGTACGACCTCCTCGACGATGAGATCGTCGTCCCCGCCGAGGAGTGGGCGGGCGCCGTGTCGGAAGGGCTCGAGGTGCAGCGGGGCATCGCGTTCTACGCGATCCTGCGCTCGTTCGACGCCGACGCGGTCGCGGCCATGTTCGCGAACACCTCGACCGGCACGAGCGGCGGGAAGGTCGTCAACGGGTCCGTTCAGGGCTCGGTCCGCTCGGGGCACCTCCGCTCGGCGCGCGCCAAGAAACTCCTGCTCGCCCCGAACGACACGACCAATGGCGAGGCGGTGATCATCTACAAGGCGATGCCGTACTTCGTGCCCGGCGACAAGACGCGCCTGTCGATCCTCGGCGAGATCAACTTCGGAACGGTCTGGCACTCGCTCCCCGACACCGCCAACTCCGGTCGTACGCACAAGATCGGCAAGCTCTCGGACCTGTCGCTATGAGCGCGCTGCTGCGAGCGAACGGGATCGACCCCGCCTCGGACAAGGGCGCCAGGCTCATCGCGGGCATGGGCCTCCCCGAGACGCCGCCGGTCCTTGCCGACTTCCTCCTGGGCCTCGCCGTCCGACTGCGTGTCGCGGGCGTCGCATGGACGTGGCGCGACCTGGAGGACATGCGCGCCCCGGAGCGCGAGGCGGTGATCCTCGCCGGAGAGCAGGCGATCACGCTCGAGGCGGCGCAGGCCGCGAGGGCGGCAAGCGGGCCGCTCGGGCTCGCTCGCGTATTGTCGGCGCTCGACGGCGGGGCGGCGCTGGCCGCACTTGAGAAGGTCCAGGAAGCGCAGGCGTTCAACGCCATGCGGGCTGCGGTTGCGCGGGGTGTCGCGTGAGCGCGCTGGGTGGGAGCGGGCAGGCGGCGCAGGATCTCATCGACGCGATCAAGGGACTGTCGCGCGAGTTCAGCACGGCTGGGCAGCAGGCGCGCAGCAACCAGATGGCGCTGTCCGGTTTTCAGCCGGGCAACATCGGCGCGATGGTTGGTGGAACGCTTGGCGGCCCTGTCGGCGCAATGGCGGGCGAAGCGCTCGGCAACAACGTGTTCGTCAACACCGCGATGAAGGCTGGGCGCGATTTCAGCAACGACGTGTTCAACAACGTCGCGGGTGACTTCGCAAAGTACGGCGGCAACTTCGGCAACTCGTTCAGCGAGAGTTTCCGGCAAAGCACGCTGCGCGCCGAGGAAAACATCCCGTTCTTTGGCGACGTGGCGGCGGAGGTGACGGGCGTGCAGCGCTCGGCCAAGGCGCGCCTCAAGGGCTTGACGGACGCGGCGGCGCGCGGCGGCGCGACGTTCACCGAGGAGGAGTTGAAGCCGGTCGCGGAATACTTTCAGGCGGAGGAGGGGCGCGCGACTCAGAACAGCAAGCTAATTGACAAGCTGTTTCAGAAGGACGACCTCGTCAAGCAGGCCGAGGACACGTCGCCGCGCTTCAAAGAACTTCAGGGCACGGTGGACCAACTCAATGCGGCGCTCAACAACCTGAGCGTTGGCTTTGCCACGTTCAACAACTTCCTTGACGCCGTGCTCGGCCGGAGCCAGCGCTAATGGCCGCCACCGTAACCCGCGAACTTACCGTGACGTACGCCGGACTCTCCATCGGCGGAACGTCCGACACCCACCTCCTCTTTGACACGCACGAGGTGCGCGGCGGGTACGAGACGATCGGCTTCACCGGGCGCGTGCTGGTCTGCGGCTCGAGCGAGGCCAACTTCGCGGCGAACTGTGCAAGCCTCGAGACGGCATTCCAGACGCCGAACGGGACGCTCGTCATCCAGATCAACAGCACCTCGCTCAAGTCCTTCGGGCACTCGGGCTCAACCGGTTTCCTCGGCCGCCCTTCGTATCGCAAGATCGGCGGCAAGGAGGACACGGGCCGCTCGCGCCTCTACGAGGTCCGGGTCGATGCGCAGCGGCCGGCGGACCTGAGCGGCAAGAACGGGCTTCGCGTCGCCGAGATCAGCGTCAAGACCAACTTCTTCGCAAGCCGCTCCTACCGCGTCTCGGGGACGTACACGGCCATCTCGTCCACGTCCGCCCGCGCACAGTACGCGGCTCAGGTCGGCGCGCTGCTCACGTCGATCGAGTCGGACCTCGCCGGGTCGCCGGGGACGTGGCTCCGCCTCGACGCGGACGTGCGCTACGACGACACGAACAAGATTGCGACGTTCACGCAGGACGCCGTGGAGACGGGACTGCGGGACGGGTCGTACTCGCTGTCCACGTCGCAGACGGGCCTGCGGTCGTACCGCGTCACGGGGACGTATACGGCGGTCGGCGGGACGGGCGCCACGGCGACGTACGCGGGGGCCATCGGGGCGCTGCTCACCGCATTTGAAGACGGCTTCGGGACGTTTTGGTTGCGCAACCCCGCGACGTACACCGTGGACCAGGGCGATAAGTTGCTGCGCTTCGAGGTCACGGCGATCGAGACGGAGTTTCGCGATGTCTCGTACACGGTTGCCACAACCCCGAGTGGCGTGCGCGAGTACCGCGTGGCCGGCCAATGGGCCGACATCGCCGGAAGCGCCCTGGCCGACTTCGTGGGCGCAATCGGAGGGCTTCTCACGACCCTCGAGAGCGCGCTGACCGGAACCTGGGAGCGCCAGCCGTACACCTACGAGCAGAACAAGACCAATTCCATCATCACCTTCACCGCCACCGCTCGCGAACTGATCTTCAATCAGTCCTCCTCGACGCTCGACAACACGACCCTGCGCAACACGAAGATTCGCATCGAGCGGCTGTCGGTCGCGCCGGGGGATTCCGCCTCGACCGTGACGCGGCCCATCCGCCTGTCGGTCCAGTACGACACGGACGTGGTCAAGAGCGCATCGCAGAACCTCAAGACGGATTGGGAAACGCTCGTCCTGCCCTATCTGCTCGCGCTTGCCCGCAACGCGACCGACGCGACCAGCATCGCGCTGATCGAGGCGCGGCCCATGCTCGACTTCACGGCGAACCGGATCAGCGGCACGGCCACCGTCGAGGCGTACGTCGGCAACCTGCTCGGCCTCGACCTCGAGACGGAGGACGACGACCAGAGCGGTGTACTGCTCATCCCGATCTACTCAGGCGACCCCGACGAGTACGAGGAGTTCCAGCTCTCGCACGAGCACCGCCGCACCGTCACGACGCGGACGCTGACGCTTGGAGAGTCGGCAGCAAGCCTCGCGCCCGTCTCGGAGACTACCACGGCGCCGCCCGCTCCGGGCTTCGTGCTGACGCGATCCGTCACGCGGACGAAGAACATCGTCACGGGCCTGTCCGGCAACCAGGTCGGCATGACCATGACGACCAAGACGGACATCTATCAGTACCGCAAGAAGCGGTCGGGTGGGGCTTCTGGCGGCACGTCCGGCGACGGGCGCATCTACTCGGGCGCCGAATTCAAGGGTGCGCCGTGAGCGTCATCGCCCGCCTCGCCGGGGTAGACCTCTCCGCCGTCGGCGCGGTCGGCTGGTCGTTCGTGCCCGGCGGCCGGCCTCACACGCGCGTCATGGAGGTCTCTCAGCGCGTCGCCGACGAGCTCCAGACGAAGCAGGGCGGCTTCGTCACCTTCGAGATCCGAGACGCCACGCGCCCGCCGCTCGTCGTCGAGAAGCTGCTCATCGTCGACATCCGCTCGGGCAAGACGCCATTCACGCGCGCCGTCATGGTCGCGGACAAGCGCTACTTGTGGCGGCGCAAGACGATCGTCCGTGACTACAACCTGCGGCGGCGCACGGGCGAGACGCGCCTCTCCAAGGAAAGCCGGATCGAGACGCAACAGCCGCTCCCGACCGTGGCCTATGCGCCGTGGACGCTACATGGCGGACAGCCCTTCTCCGCAGGCGACGCGCTCGCCGACGTGCTGACCGAGCTGGACGGCGCGGCGCCGAGCCTGCCCGCCATCCGCCGCTCCATTGTCATCGAAAACCTCGCCCTGAACGATTCGGGCGATGTCGCCGTGGATCGCCTGCTCGCCAACACGGCCGGACTCGGCGTGTGGGTGGACGCGAGCGGGACGACGCGGGTTTACGACACGCGCGACGGCGGCGAGGCGGCGGTCATCGCCGACGCGGGCGCTCCGTACCAGGGCCAGGGGTTCCACGGCCGGGCGCTACGGGCCTACGCGCGGCCGAAGCGTTACCACATCCTCATCGAGCGCGAGGTCGAGGTGCGCTTCGACTACGTCGAGGCCGACGCGACCAGCACCTCGACAGTCATTCGCGGGGACGACGCGCGCGAGCCGCGGTCGCTCGAGAACGTCATTCGTCAGCCGGACGCCTCGCTGCTGCTCAACGGCGCGACGGTCGCGCGCGGGACGCTCGTCGAGTTCAACACCTGGCTTGCGGCGATCAGCGGGACCGAGCAGCGCACGAAGGGCAGCGCGCAGGGACCCCTGTCGCAGGAGTACATCCGCAAGCGGTGGCTCGGCAACCAGTGGCACTTCCTCAAAGGCCAATACGGCGTCAGGACGAGCGGAGCAGATGACGCCGAGTGGGCGAAGCGCCTGTCTGCCGTGCGCGGTTCGTGGCGGCAGCTGTTCCGCATCCTTCCGAAGTGGCGCGACAAGCTGCGCTCCGTCAAGGCATACCGCGTCGGGATCATCGACCCGACGACGGGTGAGCACGCGCGCACCGAGCCGTACATGGACTACATCGAGCGACCGTCGGTCGCTGCCCAGAGCGGCAACATCGTCCGCAATCCAGACGTGGGGCGGCAGGTCGCGGGGTGGGCGGAGCGACTCGAGAACGGCGAGCCCGCGCCCGCTATCGTCACCATGCTCGACGAGCAGGCCGGGCTTTTTCAGGTCGCGCTCCAGGTGGACCCGCATGGAGACGCGGACGCCATCGCGCCCGGCAACGTGGACGGCTTGCCCACGCACAAGGTGACGGGTGACCTCGCGGCCAACAAGTTGTCCTACCTCGCCTGGGGCTATCAGCCGCTCCTCCCGACGTTCCGCCTCGCCGTCGTCCTGTCCTGCGTCCAGGGCTCCCCGAACAACGCAGGCCGCTATCACCGCGTCACCGTCGAGCCCCTGCGCGGTTCGGCGACGCTCGGCATCGACATCGGCGAATGTCTCGGCGAGGAGGCGACGGTTTACGTCCCGGCAGGCGACCTCACCGCGCGCTTCATGTGGTCGGACGACTTCGCGACGCAGATCGAGGATTCGTTCTTCCTCGGGACGCCGCTCCCCGACACGCTGTTGACCAATGCCGCCCAGGTTCGCTCTGTTGCCGAGGCGACCGCCGCGCGCGAGTGGGCGACGTACCTGGACCGGGAGGAGGCGTCCATGAGCGTTGCGATCAACCCCGCCGTGGAGATCGCCGGGGCCATCGCGCTCGTGGATCATTCGATCCTGCCCGGCGGCCCGCCGACCACGACCATCATGACGCGGCCCGAGATCCAGCCGCCCGACCGCATGTCGCTCATCGACCCGTACGTGCAGCGGACCCTTCGCCATCTGGTGCAGCCATGAGCCACATCGGGGACCGGATCAAGAACGGCTTCATGCCGCTCCGCCACAACGAGGCGGCGGTCGAGATCGGCACGCGCAACGTCGGCTATGCCCTCGCGATCAAGGACGGCAACGCGGACCTGTCCGGGATCGCCGAGGAGCAGTCCGTCGGCGACATCAACGGCGGCAACCTGTGGCGGGCCGCCGACAAGGCGAAGCGCCCCCATCCGGGCTGGTCGTTCGCGTGGGCGGCGCAGACGGCGCTCCCCGAGCGGCCTCGCGGCGGGCCGTCCTCGAGCGCGAGCGGCGGCGGATCGTCGGGTGGCGGCGTGGACCACAACGGCCTGACGCCGTACGGGGCGAAGCCGAGCGCCACGCCGTCGGCCGGGTTCGCGAATTTTGTCAACGCGGACGGGTCGAAGCCGTTTGACTTCTTCGGGACGCACCGGGGGCCGCTTGGTCTGATCGAGCAGCGCGACTTCGGGGCGCTCGGCATCCAGCCCGCCGGGACGAAGCTCGGCCTGATCGAGCAGGTGAGCTTCGGGATCTTCGGCACGCAGCCGAAGGGAACCGCGCTCACCGGGGCGCAGGTGGACGGGCAGGGCGGCCCTATCAAAACCGCAGGCGACACGGTCAGCGGCAAGCCGGTAGCGGACCCGGCTGCGGCGGCAGACCCCACAGCAGGCGCCGGGGTGGCTCCGAGCGGGTCGGGCCAAAGCAACGGCGCTGGCGGCTCGGGCGGCGCGGGCGGAAACGGTTCCGTCGGCGGAGGGGGCGGCGGCATTCCGGGCGCTCCCGCCTCGGTCCTGCCCACCTTCGACGCCGGGCACCGGCTGGACGACCGCTACGCGCTCCGACCCGCGAACGAGCCGCCGTGGGCCAGCAAGCGCCCTCGCGGCTGGCCGGGCATCGTGCTGGCCGGGTCGAACGAGGACGCGCAGGAGGACGTGTTTGTTCCGGCCGGGTCGGCGCTCGTCTCGGCAAACGCGCCCGGAGCGGACCCGACGCTCTCCACGGCGGTTGTGGACGTGGACAAGGACGGCGCGGTCGATCAGGAGCGGCGCGTCCCGCTCGGGGATGCGTGGCGGGTCGTCCATGACGCGCTCGGGCTCGGTAAGAACTCGCTGTCGTGGGTGCTGACCCCGACAGCGCCTTACGCCCCGTACTTCGGGGGCATGGTCACGGACCTCGACCGAACGGCGCGGGGCACGGTCAATCGCGGCGACCCGACGCCGGTCGTGCATGGGCTTGTCTCGTCAAGGACGACCATCCCGCCGAGCGGCTTTCCGGCGAGCGGCCCCTTCGATGTGGGCGACTCCGACGACAAGCACTCGCTCGGTCAGGACGGGGACGGGAACGGGGTCAATCCGGTCCACATCTCGACGGACGCGCTCGTTCTCATGCGCGCCCCCGACGGCAACTTTCGCGACGGGCCGTGGGACTTCGAGCGCGGCGAGTACCCACGCGCGCTTCAGCGCGGCCCTTCAAAGATGCCGGTCCATATCGTCTACGACCGCGCGACGGGTCTGTGGCGGGCATACTCGGAAAATCAGCTCGACGACGACACGCCACCCTTCGAACCGCCTCCTCCGCCGCCGACTACACCGCCCCCGCCGACGACGCCCGAGCCGCCGCCGACTACGCCAATCCCGCCCCCAACCGCTCCGCCGCCGCCTACAACGCCGCCTCCGCCGACGACGGGCGACTGGTTCAAGAAGTGGCAATTCCCGGTAGACCCGTGGGGCCAGCCGCTCCAAGACCCGTCTACGCCGACAGCCAACCCGCTCGGCGGCGAGACGGGTCCGGCCGGGCCGAGCGACCCGCGCTACCAGCGGTCGCAGGTGGTCTACGTCGGGCCGACGATCCAGACCGAGCCGCGCCCGCTCCTGCAACTGCACCGCGAGCTCGCCGTGCCGGCGCTCGTCATCAAGCCTCACTCTATGGGCTGCGGTGCGCGCGACCTCCGCAACGATCCAATGGGCGACCCCGAGGCGATGCGCAAGCACCGCGAGGAAGACCCGGTCGTCATGCGAACCGAGGGCGCATGGGTCAAGGCTGGGCAGGATTGCAACGCGGGAGGTCCGACGTACACCAATCGGCCTGGGAACGCCCGCTATAAGTGTGGGACGGCCAGCGGCGTCGTGGCGGACCTGCCGCCCGAGGTGAGCCTCGCCGACTACGCGAGCGGGTTTGCGCCGCCTGGGATCGCGGTGTCGACGGTCTACCGTGTCGCGCTTAAGGGCAAGGTGATCCACGGCTCCGGCCTGCCCGACCCTACCGGCGGCCTCTGCAAGAGCGGCTACACCTGGGGCGCGAACGCCTCAACCGGGAAGATGGAGTTTCAGGAGCGCGACGGCGCGGGCGCCGTCGCCTCGACCGGGACGCTCCCGAAGCGCACAGGCGATATCACGCTCGCCCCCTCGGTGCTAACCTCCGCGCAACTCGTCAAGGCTGACGCCAACGGCGACCTCGTCACGGTCGGCGACGCAGCGGCTGCGCGCACGCTGATCGGGGCCGCGGCGGCGCTATCGGGGGCCGCGGGCAAGGTCGCGCGGTTCGCCACGTCCACGACTCTCGAGGACTCGGGCTTCTCCGACAACGAACTGTCTCTCACCGGTTCCGATAGCGGCGCCGACACCGTCACGGCCGACGTAGGCACGGTCCTGATCGACATGGGGCCCGTCTCGGGGTCGAACTACTACGCGATCAAGATCGGCGGCGCGTCCTCCTACCCGAAGCGGAAGATTCTCGTCCAGGTGACGGCGCCGCCCGGAACGCCCTCCGGGCAGGTTGTGCAAATCCAGCCCGACGCTTGCAACATCAACGGGGCGGCGACGAAGGACATCGACGGGACGGGCTACGCGCAGTTCTGGATCGTGAGCAACGGAACGGACTGGTTTACGAAGGGTTAGTCCCAACACCCGCCGCAGATGTCAGACCCTTAGGCTACGCTCCCGTTGCGAGCGCCAGCCATGGAGACGCGAGACGTGAGCGACCAGACCACAGCCGCCGCCGCCTGCCCGACTCCGCAGAGCGGCGAGCGCCAGGCCGTCGTCGCCCCATCGCGCTCCTCCGACGGCCTCGCCCGCTGGGTCGCGATCGGCCTGAGCGCCACGACGCTCGTGCTGTCCGTCCTGGCCGCCTACGTCGCGTCGGCGTCGAACAGCGCGGTCCGCGATGCTGTGATCCAGACCCTCAAGGCCGACCTGACGCAGCACACCAGCGCCCCCAACCACAGCGGCGGCGCGGCTCTCTCGGAGCGGCTGGCGGTCGTCGAAACCAAGGTCGGCGCGATCCTGGAGAGTGTCGCCCGGATCGAGCAGGCGCAGAGAGATGACCGCGCCGAGCGGCGCAGCGGAGGACCCCGATGAGCGTAGCGGCAGGACTGGCTGTTCTGGTTGCGGTGCTAGCGCGCATGTTCGCATCGGCCCCGAGGCGCAGGGGCGGCGTAGCGCGTGCAAGCGGGGACGTTGCTATCACGAGCCGATCGGTTTCGCACAACCCGTTTGCATCACAAGGCTGCAACGATCGCAGCGGAGGACCCCGATGATGGATACCGAGGACTTGGCGAAGGCGGCGCTTACCATCGTCGCGTTCGTGGTGCTCTTCGTTGGCATCTGGGCGTTCCAGTCGTCGCAGGAGGCCGCTGCGTTTGAGCGCGTGACCGGCCGTCATGTCTCGACGTGGGACGCGATGTGGATTGAACTGCGCGTGCAGGAAGGCCCGGCAGAGCGCAGCGGAGGACCCCGATGACCCCGATCCTGGCCCAGACCTTCACGGCCGCAGCGTCCCAGGCAATCGAGCAGACGATCGGCTGGGGCGGTGTCGCCGGGATCGGCGGCACGCTCCTGGCCCTCACACTCGGCTACCTGCGCGGCGTGCGCTACCTCGCCCCGCTCGTGGCGATGGTCGAGTGGTTCCGGTCGAACGGCGCACGCTCCCTCGACCTCACCGGCCTCGGGCTCTCCGCCGACGAGCAGGAGCGCGTCCGCGCCGCGGTGCAGTCCTGGCTCTGGGACTCGCTCCGGGACGCCGCGCGGCAGTTCGCGGGCGCCGTGGGGCTCTCCGCCGCGTTCGACGCTCAGGTGCAGCGGATCACGGGCGCGCTCAAGGTCGGCACCAACGCGGACGGCAAGGCCGCCGCGCCGGTCACGATCGAGGAGACGACGGCGCGCCTCAAGCGGACGACGGGCGTGATCGCGGCGTTCCGGCCGGACGGCCTCCCCCAACTCGTCCTCCTCGCCGCGCTCTGCCTCGGGGCGACCGGCTGCGTCGCGCCCGCCGTCCACGACGCGATCGTCGAGGCTCAGGCGAGCGCCGAGACGCTGGACCGCGCGAGCGTGGCGAACCCGGGCTACACAGAGCCGAGCGACCCAACGGCGACCGCCGCGAGCCTCGCCGCGTACCGCCGCCTCTGGGCGTCGCACAAGGCGGCGCTGGCGGCGGCTGCGGAGGCGTCCAAGTGAGCGGCATCGACGACCCCCGGAACGCGACGCTGGGCCTCCCAACTGCGGGCGCCATGAACGCCCAGGCGGACCGGCTCGACAAGATCCCGG